GCAAGATACAGAAACAAACTTGTCTATGACGCTGCTACAGGTGAAGTAAGAGATGACAGAAACTATATGTCAATGTTAGAAGACTTTTGGTTACCAAGTAGAGAAGGTGGCAGAGGTACTGATATTACAACTTTACCAGGTGGTGCAAATCTTGGTGAAATTTCTGACATTGAATACTTTAGAGCAAAATTATATAGATCATTAAACGTGCCTGTAAGTAGATTAGAGGCAAGTCAAGGATTTAATCTTGGTAGAGCAAGTGAAATTACAAGAGATGAATTAAAGTTTACTAAATTTGTTGGTCGATTAAGAAAGAAATTTACTGAACTGTTTAACGATTTATTAAGAACACAATTAGTAATCAAAGGCATAATTGCAGAAACAGAATGGCCTGCAATTAGAGATGCTATATTTTATGACTTCTTACAAGACGGTCATTTTGCAGAATTAAAAAATTCTGAAATGATGAGAGAAAGATTAAACTTAGCAAGAGAAGTTAGAGATTACATTGGTAAATATTATTCAGTTGCATATGTTAGAAAACATATCTTAAAACAAACTGAATCAGAAATGAAACAAATGGATGCTGAAATCAAAAAAGAAATTGATGACGGTATTATATCATCACCAGATACGCAAGTTGCAAATGATGATGAATTATTATAAGGAGTAAAAATGAGTGAAGAAGTAAAAAGTTTTATAGACAAGTTAGCACAAAACGATATGGTTGGTGCTGGGGATGCTTTTAAAGACGCATTAAGAAGTAAAGTTGGCGATTCTTTAGACGCTAGAAGACAAGAAGTTGCTGGTAGTATGTTTAAAGCAGAACCGCATAGTGACCCTAAACCAGAAATTGCAGGTACAGGTACCTTTACACAAGATGGAAAAGTTGAACCTACAGGTGCAAATGCACAATCACAAGAAACAACATCAGAGGTATCAAATGAAGCTGAGCGAGTTAGTGGAGAGCAACCAGACGTTCAACAGTAAATCATACAAAAATTTATCGCCTGTTATGAAAGAGGCGGTTAATGATGTTATGAAAATAATTAAAAATGAGGGCAACTTAATTTTTAATTTTGAAAACGCAATAAAAAAAGTTTGTGAGTTTCATAATGTTGACAAAGATGATATTGAAGAATATTTTGACAACGAATTAATAGAGCAATTAGGAGAAAAGTAAATGGCGTGGGTTGTGGTACCAGGTTCAAATGGCATATGGGAATACGAAAATACTGCTGTAGTAACAAACACATATACTGATTCAGCTGATGGTGCAAATGTTACTATTTCAAATGGTATAAGAAGTTGGGTAAGACCTGGGACTAGTGAAACATTAGAATGTTATATAAGATGTAGAACAACAGCAGATAATGTTGAACGTGGAGAACTTTACAAAGGTTTTTATGATAATGTGTTTTCTTCAGGTGGTAGTATAGGCACAATTGCAGATTCAGTATCAGACGCAGATACAACTCTACAAAGTTGGTTTGACGGTGCAGATGGATCACAATTTGTACCAAGCGGACCATTAGACGGAGATACATTTACACAATGGACTGATAAATCAAATTTTGCCCACAACGCTAATTCAACTGGAGGGGCAACAACAAGACCTGCATTTAAAACAAATATTTTAAATAGTAAATCAGTTGTAAGATTTGACGGAACAACAGATTGTTTAAGTATTAATCCTGTTGCTTGGGCACAAAGTTTAAGTGGTATGACCGTAATTGCTGTATCTAAATTTTCTAATACATCTGGTACACAAACATTGACTACAAGTGACCAAGACGATATGGGAATTTTTATTGACACAAATTATAAAGTAACAATGGCAGGTGCAAGTGCTGATAGTAGCACAGCAGCTGATACAAGTTTTCATATTCATACTTTAAAATTTGATGGTACACAATCTGGAAATGCTGCTAGACTAGTTTATAGATTAGATGGTTCAGCTAAAACTTTAACATTTACAGGTACAGTCGGTGCTACAACTAGTGCAAGTAACGGTACAATCTTTTTAGGTTGTGATGATAGTGCCGAATTTTTAAATGGTGACGTGGCAGAATTTTTAATGTTCAACAAAGCATTATCAGGTGCAGAAATTACAAGTGTTGAATCATACTTAACAACCAAATGGGGATTATAAAAAATAGTTATACAATTATTGTTGAGTTTAGATAAAAAAATGTATAAATAGTAGTACAAGAGAGAAAAATATGAAATTAATATCGGAAGAAATTTCACAAGCAGAATACCTAGTTGAAGAAACTAACGGTAAGAAAGACTATAAAATTAGAGGTGTCTTTTTACAATCTGAATTAAAAAATAGAAATGGACGTGTCTATCCTAAAGACATACTTGACAAAGAAGTAAAAAGATATAACGCAGAATTTATCAATAAGAAACGTGCATTTGGTGAGTTAGGACATCCTGACGGACCAACTGTTAATTTGGAAAGAGTTTCACATATGATTACGAAACTTTATCCAGATGGTTCAAACTTTATTGGTGAAGCAAAAATAATGAATACACCATACGGTAAGATTGTAAAAGGTCTTATTGATGAAGGTGCTCAATTGGGAGTATCATCACGTGGTATGGGTTCATTAGAACAAAGAGGTGGCGCAAACTACGTAAAAGACGACTTTTACTTGGCAACTGCCGCTGATATTGTTGCAGATCCTTCAGCTCCAGACGCTTTCGTAGAGGGTATAATGGAAAATAAAGAGTGGATATGGGACAATGGCGTACTCGTTGAAAAGAACATTGACGCTTGGAAACGAGAAATAGAAAGTGCGAAAAGAAATGCTTTAGCAGAAGCTAAAGTTAAAGTTTTTCAAAACTTTCTTAAAAATCTCTAGTTTTATAAATATATCTAATTAAGACAATTTAAAACTAGTTTTAAAATTAAAGAGGAGATTTCAATGGCCGAAACAGAAAAGACTCTTGAGGCAACAGTAAAAGAAGTAACAGAAGCAACAGCTCCTGATGCTCCTAAAAAGAATGCTGTAGCGGCTGAGCCTTCGAATATTGCTAAAATGGCAGACCACGAAGATTTAGGCGCACCTGTAGTTAAACCTACAGACAGTAATCCTGATGCTACCAAGAAAACAAAACAGGTTTCTGGCGACCCACAACAGAAAAGTCAAGGTGCTGCTGACGCAATGCCAAAACTTAAAGGTGAGTCAAAAGATTCTGAAAAAGATTCGGAAGATAAAGAAATCAAAGAAGGCGAACTACCTGCTGGTCTAAAAAAATACCTTGACAAAAAAGATGACAAGGCTAAAGACGAAGAAGTGAAGAAAGAATCTTCACACGAGTCTGAAAAAAAAGACAAAGAGGAAGTTAAAGAAGAAGAAGACTCTGAAAAGAAAAAAGATGAGTTAAAAGCTTCTTACAAGAAAGAAGAAATTGACGTAAAAGAACACGTTGATGCTCTTGTTGCTGGAGATGATTCATTATCTGAAGAATTTAAACAAAAGGCTGCTACAGTATTTGAAGCTGCAATTAAGTCTAAAGTAAAAGACATTGCGGAAGAAATAGAAGCAGACTATAACAAAAAATTCGAAGAAGAAACCTCAAAAGCTAAAGATGAGTTAGTAGAAAAAGTTGACTCTTATCTATCATACGTGGTAGAGGAGTGGATGAAAGAAAACGAACTTGCTTTAGAAAGAGGAATCAAAGGCGAAATCGCTGAGGACTTCATTAGTGGTCTTAAAAAATTATTTGAAGATCATTACATTGATGTGCCAGACGAAAAATATAATGTGTTAGAAGATCAAGCTTCAAAAATTGAGGAGTTAAATAAAAAACTTAACGAATCAATTGAAAAGAATGTTGAACTATCTAAAGAGAACAGTAAGTACGTAAGACAATCTATCATTGATGAGGCGTCTAAAGAACTTGCTGAAACTCAAAAAGAGAAGTTTAATAAACTTGCTGAAGAAATTGACTATACAAACGAAGAAGACTTTAAAACAAAAGTATCTACTATAAAAGAGAGTTACTTTGGTAAGAAAGACTCTTCTGGTGAGATAGATGATGTGGCGGCAGACTCAAATACTCTTAACGAGGATTTAAGTAATGCAATGGCTGCTTATAGTGCCGCTATAAGTAAAACAAAAGACATTAAGTTGTCAAAGTAAAATAGGGAGATAAAAACAAATGTATTTATCAGAACAATACGAAAAAAAATGGCAGCCTGTCCTAGAACATCCTGAACTTCCAAAGATCGGGAATTCTTACAGACGTGCCGTTACAGCTACTATCTTGGAAAACCAAGAGAGAGCTATGAAAGAGGACGCTGCTTTCTTAAACGAAGCTGCTCCTACTAACTCTACAGGTAGTGCAGTTGCTAACTGGGATCCAATTTTGATCTCATTAGTAAGAAGAGCAATGCCTAATCTTATCGCATACGATATCGCTGGTGTACAACCAATGACTGGTCCAACAGGACTTATCTTTGCAATGAGAAGTAGATACACTTCACAACTAGGTAATGAAGCTTTATTTGATGAAGCAGATTCAGACTTTTCAGCAAGAAACGCTGCTGGTGATTCAACTGCAGGTCAAACTGCTGGTGGTCATTCAGGAACTAATCCTGCTGTATTAAACGACGCTGCTCCAGGTACTTACACTAAAGGTGAAGCAATGGGAACTGCTGTTGCTGAGGCTTTAGGAGATGCTTCTGGAAATCAATTTGCAGAAATGGCTTTCTCAATTGAGAAATCAACTGTTACTGCAAGAAGTAGAGCTCTAAAAGCAGAATACACTATGGAACTTGCTCAAGACTTAAAAGCAATCCACGGTTTAGACGCAGAAACAGAATTAGCAAATATTCTATCTGCTGAAATTCTTGCTGAAATCAATAGAGAAGTTGTAAGAACAATTTACATCAATGCAGAAAAAGGTGCTGCTGTTAACACAACTACAGCTGGTATCTTTGATTTAGACACAGACTCAAACGGAAGATGGTCAGTTGAGAGATTCAAAGGATTAATG